AACCATATAACGTTGAGCCGACTAATCCTAATTTGAAATTAAGTTCTTATGATGAAAATTATAGAGTTTTTGATGGTAAAAATTATCATAAAGATTCTTCTGTAAATGGATGGTCTATTGTGTCTTTTAAAGGTGTGGAAAATATACATAGAAAAGGTATACAAAATGCCCTCAATAAAAGTCTTGCTAAATATGGCGATGCGCCTGCACCTTGGACAGAACAAAACCTATCCCAATCTCCATCTGCAACTAAAACTGGAACTACGACAAATCCAGTAGATACTGAAATTGCCAAGATGAAAAAGAAGCAAGGTAAGGGAAGGTTGGGAACATTACTTACTCAAAATACTGGTGGCAAAATGGCGACGTTATTGGGTCAAACTTCATTATAGGAATTAGATATGTTTGATTTTGATATAAATACATATTTTGATAATAAGTCATATCGTTTTTTTGGTGGTGGCACATCTGCGCCTAAAATACAAACATTAGCACCTGCCGCAACTCCAATTCAACGCGCACCTACTCCACAAAAGAATCAGGAAGAACTTGAACGGAAGAATGCAGATATTCGTAGGCAGAGAATTATGTCAAAAGGTCGTCAAGGAACTTTGTTGACAGAAAAAATAAATGAAGATACTGGATTGGCTTCTTTACTTGGAAGGTCAGTTTGATGAGTTTATCTCAAGACTTAAAATTACAGTTAAAAAATTGCGAAGAAGTCAAAAGAGACTACGAGGAAATGCTTTTTGATATTGCACGGTATGTAAATCCTCGCCGGCAACTTTTAAAAGATTCGCAGAAATATGATAATAAGGGATTGGCAAGGGGAAAAGACAGTTATTCAGGTGTTCCTAATTCAGCTTTAAGTGTATGGGCTGATGGTATGCAGGGGCATATGGTTAGCCAGTCCTTGAAGTGGTTTAAGACCACAATGGGATTAAGAGAACTTAACGAGATTGACGAAGTCCAGCAATATCTTCAGTATTACGATGAAGCGATGTATGGTGAATTTAATCGTTCTAATTTTTATTCGATAATTGGTGAATGGTTTAGGGACGCTGGTTCTGTTGGCACTGCACCACTTTATATTGAGGAAGATATAAAAAACAGTAGAGCAGTATGTACTCCAATGCACTTGCGAGAGATATTTATTTCCGAGAATATGTTTGGTGAAGTAGATACTGTTTTTCGTAAGTTCTTTTTAACTGCAAAGCAGGCAGTAGAAAAGTTTGGCACTTCAAAACTTAATAAGAATATAATTGACTGTGCAAAAACAAATGCCGAAAAAAGATTTGAATTTATTCACGCAGTATTCCCAAATAATAATATAGTTTATGGAAGTATCTTATCAGAACATAAACCAATGGCCTCTGTATATATGCAACAGCAGGGTAATTTAGGTGTTCCAGATGGCGATATTTTAATGCAATCTGGATATGACCTTAATCCTTATGCTATATGGCGATTGAGAAAGAACTCTGATGAGATTTATGGCTATTCTCCTGCCGCAGATGCTCTTATTGAAATTAAACAATTAAATCAGTTTGGCAAGACATTATTAAAAGCTGCACATATGGCAGTTGCACCACCTCTAAATGTTCCCGAACGAATGAGAGGTAATGTAAGAATTGAACCTGATGGTATTAACTATACTGAAAAAGGTGGAGATATAATTCGTCCAGTTCAAACTAATGTTAATTTTCCAATAGGAATTGATAGAGAAGAAAAAATACAAAGGATTATTGAAGATAAATATAGAGTTGAATTTTTCCTGATTCTTGCCCGTGCAGAACGGGAAATGACAGCCACTGAAATTATGGAACGACAGGCTGAAAAAGCAGTTCTTCTTGGCCCGCAAGTAGATAGACTTGAGCAAGAAGGATTATCAAGAGTATTTAATTTATTATCTGATATTGCCGAAAAAGGTGGACGATTACCTCCACCACCGCAAGTGTTGGTTGATTATGTTGGTGAAATGCAAAGACGAGGCAAAAGACCTTCAACCATTGAACCGATATTTATTGGGCCATTAGCACAGGCTCAACGTAGATTATTTCAAATGCAGCCAATAAAAAATGGTCTTAATGAACTTGCAAATGCTTCTGTTGTATTTCCATCTGTACTTGACAGAATAAATCCAGACAAACTTGCAGAACATATTCTTGACAGTACAGATTTTCCGCAGAATATAATGCGAACAGATGCGGAACTCGATGAATATAGAAAACAGCAAGCCGAAGAACAGGAACTGGCTAATCAACAGGCAATAGTGGCACAAATGCCAGATGCGTATAAGAAAATGGCAGGAAAGCCAGAACAGGGAAGTCCTGCCGAAATGATGATGGGAGTTAAATGACCAAAATGAGTAATATATTAGGTTGGTGTTTATTGTGGTGGCAGTTGCCATTAGTGAAATTGTATAATATATTACCATTTAAGATTTATTATCCTATTTCACAAATTAAGATATGGTTTATGTATTGGCATAAAACAAAGAAAATAATTTATACAAAAAAGCAACGAGAAAATATAAAATGGACAATCAAATAACAGATTATCGTCAGACATTTATGACTGATAATGGCAAAAGAGTTCTTGCCCACTTACTTGCCGAGGCAGGATATTTTGATTGCGATTTAAAGACAACTGAAGAACTTGCAGTATTAAATTTCGCAAAGAATATATTAAAGAATATGGGTATTTGTAATACCCCAGATAATATAGGTCAGTTTGTAAATAAACTTTTTGAAATTAGTATAGGAAAGGAAATGTAAAATGCCAGAGCCTGTAATTGATAACCTTGAAGAAGGTCAAACACAGATAACTCCAGAAACACCAAAAGTATGGTATGATGAAAGTGTTAAAGATGTTGTTGCAAAGAAGGGTTGGAAAAATCCAAATGAAGTAGTTAAGTCTTATTCGGAACTTGAAAAGAGTATGGGTAGTAGGGTGAAAATTCCTGCTCTAGAAGCACCAGTAGAAGAAAAAAAGGCATTTTATCAGAAGATAGGTTGTCCCGAAACTGTTGATGGTTATGAAATTTCTGGGCTTGGAGAAGATGTTGTTAGAGATGAAATAGTAGAATCTTCTATGAGAAAGATTGCACTTGAAAATTTTACTCCAAAGGAATCTTTTAATGCCCTTGTTAAAGGATATTATGATTTACAGAATAAAACCATAAATGGTTGGAAAGAAGAAAGTACAAAACAGTTTAAACCGGAAGAAATTACAATAGCCGCAAGATTTTGCGATAATTGTGGCGATGAATTTAAACAGATTCTTGATACTACTGGACTTGGTAATCATCCTACTATTATTAAGGCATTTATCGAACTTGGCAAAAAGACTATGAATGACAGTTTGATTCGTAGTGATGGTTCTGGTGGAAATGACGAAAAGGTCTATGAACCTAAATTTAAAGATAGTCCAGATATGTATAAATATGGCGAAGATGAAGAATCGGTTAAAGCTCGCGCATATTTTGTTGCGAGAGGACATAAATACTAAATTCCCGAAAGGATAAGAATTAGTATTAAGGAAATGCGGATAATCGTGATAGACCCGCAAAATAGACGTAATCGTCTCATTGGCTAAGTGAGTTTAGCAAGTAGTAGCCCAGTGTTGGACAACTCCTACGATAAGTTAAAAAATCTAACTATTGTTTAAAGGAGTTTTATTATGGCTACACTTGACATAAGTTCAAGAGAAAATCTACTTCTTGCCGCCAAAATGACGCACAACAACGAGATAATTGACGTTGCAGAAGTATTGAATGAAACAAATGATATTATTGCCGATGCTATTATTCAGCGTGGTAATGATATTACATCACACGTTGTCGCAAGACGGACTGCTTTGCCCGCTGTTAATTGGGTAAAAGTAGGTAATGGTTGGAATGCAACCACAGGTCTGCTTAATCAGGTTAGAGAAACTATGGGTATGCTCAAGGCGAGATATACCTGCCCAGAAGACGTTATGCGTCTTCAACCTAATCCCGCAAAATTCAGGCAGCAACAGGAACGCGCATACATTGAATCAATGGGTCAGGAACTTGCCAATACATTAGTAGGCAATGCTGCCTCTGGTGCGTTATCTCCAACCACTTCACCTCCAGAAGAATTTGCAGGTTTTCAGTATAGATATAATACTCTTTCTACTGATTCTGCAAAATATGTTATCAACAATGGTAATACTTCTGGTTCAGACAATACTTCAATATGGTTTGTTCAATGGGGTGCTGGCAAAGTTTATCTGATTCATCCACGAAATACTGATGGTGGTGGTATAAAGAAACAGGATAAGGGACTACAACTCGTTTCTGGAGATAATTCTGTTGCTTCTACTACTGCTACAATGAGTAATCCAACAAATCAACTTTGGGCGTATATTACTGAATTTAGTTGGGACGTTGGTCTTTGCGTAGAAGATACACGTTGCGTAAAGCGTCTTGCAAACATTGATAGTGTTTCTACTGAAACTTATACTCTTAATGAGGATAAGATTATTCAGATTAGAAACAACTTCAAGGGCAATGACCCGATTATGATGTATTGCAATGAAACTGTATTTACACAGTTGCAGATTCTGGCAAAAGATAAGACAAACGTTCATTGGACTGAACAGAATCCATTTGGCAAACCAATGATGTATTTCTTGGATATGCCAGTAAGACGTTGTGATGCAATAACTAATGTCGAAGCGACATTGGCTTAACCTTTAACTTAAACCATAAGGAGACAAATTATGGCTATTTTTGATGCAAAATTGGAAATCTGCGACAATGTCGCAATGTATTCTACCGATACGTCGGTAGATAGTGTAACGGCTGGCAATGTTCTTGATATGGCAATTCCATCTGGAACTTACGTTGACCATAACTACGCTGCCGGCGAACCTCTCTGGTTAAATATCAGAGTTGGTGCTACTGCGTTTGCTGGTGGCACTTCGGCACAGTTTAAATTGATGTCTCATAGTACGACTGCAACTGCAAGTGGTACGGTAATTGTTGAAACGCCAGCAATAGCAACTGCTACTCTTGTTGCTGGTTATCCTGTTCTTCGTATGCCTCTTCCAGAGAACTTTGCGCCAACGAGATATGTTGGATTGGTTGTTACTTGTGTAGGTGCTATGTCTGCTGGTACTGTTGATTGTTGGATAGATAATGGTTCACAATCGTCTTACGATACACAGGTGTCGAGTTCTAACATTTAATTACTAACGGGGTGGTTTAATTATCACCCCACTTTTTTAAGGAAATAAACAATGAAAAGATTATATATTATTTTAATCTTCATTGCCATATTAGCACTACCTTGTATTGCGACTATTAGTCCGAGTATTGAAAATAAGCATACTTGGGATAATTCTTATCGCTTTACAGATAAGCCAAAAGACTTATTTTTGGATTGGTGCTTGGCAATCGAAAATGCTGTAGATGGTACTACTGGTTTGCCATTTCTGTATTGCATACCAGATGATACTGCCGACCAAAGTTCAGAAGGTACAATTTATTATGATTCTGATACTGATAATTTGTATTACCGTAATGCTTCTGCTTGGGTGGCTATTGCAACATCAACATCTGGAACTATGGCAGAAACTTATGCACAAGGTTCTGGAATAACTGTTGACACGGACGCAATTACCCTTACGACTACTACTGCGGCTGATAATGTTGCACTTGCAATAGTTCACGGTGAAACTGGCAACTATTCTGCTATGACTATCACAAATGCTTCTGCTTATCCGGCGATACAGATTACTGGTTCTTCTACTGGCGATGATATTACTGGAACAAGTGGTCTTTGGACTGTATCAGAGGCTGGTGTTGGTACTTTTGCAGGTCTTATTGTTGGTGCTACTGATATTGTTCTTGAAAATGGTGATAAAATAGAAAACGGAACAAATGACGTAATACTATTCAATACTGGTGATGAAGACTTAACTATTGACTTTACGACCGGTGCAAATAAACTTACACTTGGTTCAAATAGTACTGGTGCAACTGAAATTGCTACTGGAGATTTTGTAACATTATCAGGTTTGACTACAATTACTGGTACTGCTGCGGATTTTACTATGAGTATTGCCGCTGATGCCGGCGGTGAAGATTTGATTATAAGTCAAACTGGTTCTGTTGATGGAAGCGTTCAGATTGTATCTGCCGGAACTGGCACTGATGCTATTGATATTGAAACTTCTGCTGGTGGTATATCAGTTGCTTCTACGGGTGGGGATACCGTTATTGACGCAACAGATAAATCAATAACTATTGATTCTGGAGAAGCAAGTGCTGACGATGCGATAGTTATAACAACTACTGGTGCTGGTAGTGGTATGCAGATTACATCTCTTGCTGATATAGACATAACGACTACTGGTGCAAGTGGAGAAGATATTGCAATTACCAATACTGGCGGTTCGGTTGCAATTACAGCTACTGAAGCGGCAACAGATGCGATAGTATTAAACGCCTCAACCGCTCTTGGCGGTATAGATATAACTTCAAATGAAGATATAGATATTACTACAACTGGTGCGGCTGGAGAGGATATATCAATTACTAATACGGGCGGTTCTGTAAATATCACAGCAACAGAAGCCATAACTACTGCTCTTGTAATTGATGTTTCTACTGCTGGTGCTGGAATTGATATTACTTCTGGCGAGGATATTGATATTTCAACTACCGGTGCAGCTGGTGAAGATATTAGTATTACGAATACTGGCGGTTCAATAAACCTTTCCGCAACTGAAAGTGCTGTTGATTCTATTGTTATATCTTCAACTGTTGGCGGTATTGATATTACTGCCGCTGGCGGTGCAGCAACAGAAGATATCGACATTACGGCCACGTCAAGTTCTATCAATCTTAATGCCGGTGAAAATGCTGCGGCTGCTATCTCATTGGTTACTGGAGCTGGTGCAACTGGTGGAACAAGTGAGACTATTGTAATGACAAATACCGATGGCACTGGCGAAGATGCGTTTAATATAGACGCAACCGCTGGTGGTATTGACATTGATTTTGCAACTGCAAAAAATATGGCAATAACTGGCGGACAATTTATTGTAACTTCAAATGAAGATGTTGCTTCTGCTATCAATTTGGTTACTAATACAGGTTCGTCCGAAACCATAGTAGTAACTAATACGCAGGGTACTGCGGCTGGTGCAATAGCATTAACCGCTACTGCTGGTGGTATTACTTTAACCGCTGGCGCAGATGACGCTATTACTCTTAATTCTGGAACTGGGGACATTGTATTCTCTGGAGATATAATTAAGAATTTCATTTATGAAATTACTGCTGATACTGATGGCGAAAATGTAAGTGCTGCTGCAAGTGGTACGGTATTTACAAATGCCGCCGCTGGTGGCGCGCAAACATTTACTTTGCCTACTGCCGCCGCCGGTCTTACCTATACTTTTATAGTTATGGCCGAACAGGAATTAAGAATAGACCCCGGCGCAGATGATGTGATTAACATCAATGGAACTGCTGCTTCTGCCGCTGAATACTGGACTGCAAATGCTATTGGAGAGTCAATAACACTTGTAGCCGTAGATTCTGTTAATTGGATTGCTACTGCATATACGGGAACTTGGACACAAGAATCTCCGTAAAATTTTATATAATTAGGGCGGATATACAAACGTCCGCCCTTATTTTAAGGAATAGTTATGGCAACAACCGAAACTGCAATTTGCAATTTGGCCTTGCAAAAAATGGGTCAATTACCAATTACGAGTATTGATTCTGCTACGGATATATTATCTATTAAATGTCATAATATATTCGACCAATGTAGAGATGAATTGCTTATTTCCGGCCCAAGACAGGGTTGGAAATTTGCTAAAATGACATATCACGATATAGATGTTAATTCATATTCTATTACTGCATTTGCATTGGCAACAGCAACTACTACTACCGTAACTGCAACACACGGACTTGTTGCTGGTGATATGGTTACTATTGATGGAACTACTAATTACGATGGTGAATACAAAGTAGAATCAGTATCGACAACGGTATCTTTTGTGATTACCAAAACATTTGTGGCAACTGAAACTGGAACAGCATATTGGACTTCTGATGATTATGAATATAGATATGCAATACCTACTTGTAAGAAGGTAATATCTGTCCGTTCTGGTGGTATTGACCTTACTGATTGGGTTCGTCAAGGTGATTGGATTTTAACAAATCAGGAAAGTTCAGAAGTTGATATGACAATTATTAAGGCAATTACAGACGTAACTTTATTCCCTGATTGGTTTGTAAGGGTATTATCTCTTAAACTTGCAATAGAATTGACTTATAATCTTACACAGGATTTAAAGTCTATTCAATTACTTGGGCAGGAACTTGACCTTGCAATGGATAAAGCGGTAGCAATGGACGAGTCGGAAAAATACGTAAAAGAATATAGCACCGATTGGGTCGATGCTGGCAGATAATTTTAAGGAAACAAACAATGAAAAAATTTATTTTTATGTTAATAGTGGCATTTTCTTGTAGTGTATTTTCTGCGGTAAATTCCACAAAAACAGTAATTTCAGTGCCAAATAGCGATATGGTAGTAATGAAGATTGTTTTATCTGACGCAAATGCACAATCAACAGAAACGCAAACTTTTGACTTTCAGGGTACTGCATTAAGAATTGTTGTTGATGTTAATGACGTTGACGCCGATGGTGATATTACCATAAGTGATATTTCAGGTAAAAACTATCTAACGCTCACGGATAAGCTCGGTTCTGGCGATATTGATTATATTATCAACTCAACAGACCAAAGCAGTAATGTTTATGGTGGAGTTCCCGTATTTGGAACTCATACAATAACACTTACGGATTGTGCAGTAGCCTGTCCAATGACTATTTATATCTATCTGAAGAAATAGATTATGGCAAAAATGAATATTAGGCGGTTAAATGGCTAAAATACTCTTTCAAAACCTTACGTCTGGTTTCGTAATGAAACTTCATATGGGTCTTATTATCTGGAAACAATTTAAGATTTTCTATTCGATTATCATCAAGAATACCATTGATATGATGAATAACTTCTTCACGAACAAGGATTCTGTTAAGGTGTTTTTCCATTACAAGACGGTGTTCAAATATGCGTCCACTTTTATCACAAAATGGGTGATTTGGTTGAAGGATATAGACATATCCGTGGCTTTTGCATCTGCCACCCTTCCAACACGGATGATTAGCACCTTTGCGAGATTCGCTGAAATTTTCAATATGTTCTTTTGTCCACTTTCTTCCTTTGCTCGCTTCGCTGATTTTCTTTTTGGTTTCTTCGGAATGAATACGACCCTTATTAGCAAGACCGATTTTTCTGCGGTGTTCATCGGTAAATGGAGGTCTTTTTTTTCCACTTCTCGTAATAGACATTTTCTTTTTAGTTTCCCCGGAATGCTGTTTTCCTGTCATACCAACGTGATTGTCAATAATTTTCTGAATTGTTTCAGGAGAACGTATTTTTCCTTTATTAGATTCGCCAATCTTTATTTTACTTTCATCAGAATGACTCTTTCCAAGCATTCCTCGGGGGTGTTCGTGCGATTCGTGATATTTTTTGGTGGTAATACTTGCCTTTTCTCTGAACGCATCAGTCCTTACATAACAACCACGTTTTCCCATAACAATTCCTTTAATAAAATGTTAAAAAAATTAAGTATATATAATTATAATATATCTTGGCAAGGAGTCAAGTAAAAAATGAGTCGTGCCAACAAAGTAATTCAGTCCCTAAATTCAGGCGAATTAAGTCCGCTTTTAGAGGGAAGAATTGACCAAGAAAAATATCAGATGGGTTGTCGCACATTGGAGAATTTCTATCCATTGATATATGGTGGAGTTGAACGCAGGCCGGGGACTGAATTTATTGCTTCTCAAAAAATTCAATCTGCTAAAGGTCGTGTTGTTGGTTTTGAACATTCAGTTGACGATTGTTATGTTCTGTTATTTGAAAATCAGGTTATACGAGTATTCAAAGATGGTGAACAGGTTTTGGGTGGTGGTAATGGTGGAACTGATGATTTAAGTTCTTTAAATAATATAGTGGCACATTGGAAATTAAACGAAATTGATGGAGGTTCTGTTGTAGTAGATGACGATGGTGCAACTTATAATGGTACTTCATATACTTCATTAGATACTACTACTGTACCAAATAGTACACTTACAAAAACAGGGGTTGTAGATACTTGTTTTGATTTTGATGGACAATACTGTGTAGAGGTAGATGATGCCGAAGGATTAAGTTTTACGGATAATTCAAATGATACTCCATTTAGTATAATTGGTTGGATATATGTAACTACAACAGGTTTAATACAAAATATAATATCTAAATGGCAAACTGAAAGTACAGCAAAAGAATGGCAACTTTATTTAGATTCAAATAATAAACTTAAATTATCATTATGCGATGAAAGTATTGCATTATCTACTGGATTAGTAGCACAGTGGAAAATGAATGATACTGCCGCAAGTACGACGGTTGCCGAAACAAATAGTGCGCACGTTGGAACTGCTTCTGTAAATTGCAGTACATTAACTACCGAAGGTAAAATAGGCACTTGTTTAAATCTTGGTGGAACTGCAAATATAACTATTCCAGACCACGCAAACTTAAGTTTTTCCGACAAAGAAACCCCAGTAACATCAAATAAACCATTTTCTTTTACAGCTTGGATATATTGTGATGGCACGGCAATTACACAACATATATTAACAAAATATGCTGGTGGTGGAAACGAAGAATATACTTGGCAAATAAATTCAAATGGAACTATGACTTGTTATGTTATTAAGCAAAATGCAGCACCAAGTGCAAGTGCGACTACAAATTCGCCTTTATCTATTGGGTGGCATTTTGTAGTAGCAATTTATGATTGTGCAAATCCTACATTTACCATTTCAACTGCTGGAAATTATATATCGTTATACGTAGATGGTTCGCTGACTACTTCGACACCAAATACAAATCCTCTATATACTGGTATGACTGCTGGTTCTTCAAATGTAATTATTGGTGGATATACTGATAATCCATATACATTTAAAAATAAAATAGATAATGTTTGTATATATAATAAAGTATTATCTGCATCTGAAATTTTAAATTTATGGAATAATGGCAATGGAGCTGAAAGTTTATCTGGAATTGAGATTAGTGCAACTTCAGATGACGTAATACCTGCTGGTTGGAACTTTATAGGTGCAACCTACTCTGCGCCTGCCGATTCTGCAACTGCTGCAAATGGAATTATATTATACAATAATGGAGTAGCATTAACATCTACTAAAGTAAATAATGCAAATTATACT